TTAGATGTTAGAATATCTTCCTCTTTTGCCGTCATGAAGCGAATTTCAGCCGTGGTCTGATTGTGGAGAGGGTGGTCTGCATCATAAAATCTCCCACCGCTTGGAAGCTCGACAAACTCGGTAGGAACAGACCAACTAAACGCTGGGTTGCTCGCACCTGCTGCGGCAGAAGAAGACGGCCCGACGCCAGAAGTAGTGGTTACTACTGGTGCGGGCGACTCGTCTTGTTGTAAGATTGTGTTTTCGGGCATGCCCGTTCGATTATCATTGCGACTCATATAAGAAACCTTTCTTCTCTAGTATACCTGATATTCTAGAGACTGTTAACGAATTGCCGAGGGTGGTCCACTTCCGTGAGCTTTCGTATATCGCATATTCGCCCAGTCGTAAGTAATTTCAACAGTTACTTCGTTCATTTCGTCTGAAGAATAATCTAGTGTTCCGCCAAAGTCGATGCTCGTGAAGAAGGGGTTCATTAGTTCCCATCTCTCTACCATCTTCCCCTTGTCATCAATCTGGTCAATATAGATTGCGCCGATCTGATCCTTGAAGAGCTTCTTGCTTAAGCTTTGCTTAGCAACGTCTGAAGTCGTTGGGTACTTATACCCTGCTCCACCAAGAACATTAAGGAGTGACCATGCGACATCTGGGTCTACAGGGTCAACCAGAGTCACAGTAATTGGATCCCAAGTCACGCGGCCAGGGTATTTAAAGGTATGATCGACATACTGATGTTCGATCGTGCTTATGTTTGCCTTAGGCTTTGAGGCTGTCTTGACAGTCCATACTGGAATGGCACCGGGGCCTAGCGTCTTACTAGAAAAACTTAGCTGAAATCGAAACTGCCGTTTCGGTTCAGTGTTTACATCATTCCAAAATCCAGTTGTCATCTCTAAAAGTACTCCTTGTTAATAATTAGTTGCTTTCTCGATTTAATCGTCGAAAGCCGCCCCGCTATTAGTCACAACAAAATCAATGGCAAAGAACTCGACGGCGCGGGTAGGCTTAACAAGCAGTTTTGCATAAATGATATTACGATCAACTAGGTCTGGGGTTGTAGTGCTATCGTCTAGCACCAAACGGAACTCCTCAATACCAAACTCAGCCTGAACACTCTCTAATAGAGGTGTCGCCTGTCCCAAGAATCGATCCCAAGTCTCTTGCGAGTTAGGCCCGAACAAGAGGCGAGAAGCGATAAACGAAATCTCTCTCTTAAGGTAAATCATTAGGCGTCGAACGTTGATACGGTCTAAAGCAGAGGCTGTCTGCTGAAGGGTTTTCTGTCCGAAGACCACAATGCCCTCTGCTGGGAATTTGGCAATGGGGTTAATGTTCTTGTCGTATAGTGCGTCTCTGTTGTCTGCCGTAAGGCGGCGAGAAACATCTAGGACTGGCAAGCCAGCAGCACCTTCGCTTAAGCCACCGCGAGTAAATCCGGCGGGAGCAAACCATGGAGCCTGATTTCTGTCAGTGTTGGATAACACCCCTAGTGCCGCGACTGATGGCGGTGCCCACAGAGACCGGTTGGTATTGGTATCCAGGATTCTAACCCATGGGTAATACGCTGCACCATAGCTGTTGTTCAGACTACGGGCCGATAAAGTGTCGGCAGCCGTTTTTGGAATATTTGCAGAGTTGCGAGATTCTGCGTCTCCAGTTGTCTCTGATGCTGGCGTGTAGGCGTACTGAATATCGATCAGAGCCAGTGTGTCCGCTCGGTCTTCGGCGACTTCTAAGAGTTTATCCGTTACTGTGTTTCTCCACACTCCTGGGATCGAAACTGCATTCATTGAAATGTAGTCAGGATCCGAGGCAATGTTGATAGCCTTGCGCAAACTGTATAGAGGTGAAGAATCCTTCTCTTGTGTGGCCGTCATGCGTGTGTTGTTGAAAGGCTCTGCCTCTGTGACATCATAGCCATCTGATCCACCATGGATAAATGTGGTGAAGCGATCAATTCCATCCGCTAGGGCATCAGAGTATGACCCACTAGCACTAATGCTCTTGTTCGCGCGGCGATAGCCGTTCTCATACTTATATCCATCTGCGCTGCCGGTGCCGGCAACGTAGCCAACATCATCAAGAGAGAACACCCAGGAGGTTACGATGGGCGACGAGGCAATATTTGCTACCTGCTCTCCTTGGACATCATAGTCACGCGATGCTGGGTTTGCACTCTCACCTGCGCTCTGCACGTCAAAAGAACGAGGGCGGAGCATGTCATGGTTCTGACTAGCGAAGAACGTATCGTCGTAATCACGCCCAGACCAGGCTCCCCAATATGTGCTCTTGAGGTTTCTTGGAGACCCCCAGGTGCTAACTTGGCGTAGAGGTACTGATGGGTTGACGAGAACCAGGGTATCTGGTCCTGCGCCGCCCATGTAAGCGATTAGCTGACTATCGTCTTCTGCGTGCCCAGCCTCTCCAAGAGAAACTGAGCCGCTGCCGACTGCCATGGTTAGGACTGCTGCCTTGGCCGCGGCGGCTGGTGTCACAAGATTGGAAGACCAACCTCGGGATCCACTAACAACTCCGACATCGCGGTATTTGGGCGGACCCCAGACACCGAATGGTAGCCAGCGTGTTTCGCCAGCGCCGGCTGCGACTGACTCGTCCATTACGACTCGAATATAGTTTGAGCGATTATCAAATTCGCCATACTCAACGTTGCGCTTGTTCGCGGCATCGTAGACTTCATATCTATCTCCGATTTGAGCGGCAATGTAATTTTCAGAAGCCGGATTCAGACTAAGATTGTCCCAGCGTTCAAGAATTGCTGGGCGATTATCTGTATCGCTAATAGATCTCACTAGGACTGAGAATGTTCCGTACTTTTCATAGTCTCCGGAAGCTGCCTTAATGTTTGATATTGAAATCTTCACTTCTCTTTGCGTAGATGATCCAGCAGTTATGGATTCTAGTCGGAAAAGAGGCTGTTGGTTACGAGCGTAGTAAGTAGAGTAATCGGCGCTTAAGTCTTGAGAAATAAACCAGCCTGTCGAACCTCTGATGGCAGCGCCCTCGAAATCATTTTGCTGCTTATCAAGAGCTTCGGTTGGCTCAGCCATTGGCAATATGGCAGCATAAATGTTGCCGGAACCAAGAGCGGTGCTGAGAACTCCGATAGAGCTACTGCCCGAGGCAGATAAGGAGTACTCAAAGCTTTCGCCTAGCCAGTAGTTGCCGCCCTGCCAATAAGTCTGGGCGGAGGTTTCTGTAATATTGCTATTAGTAATCGTTGGATTAGTGTTGAGAGCCTTACGAATGAAGTTATCTTTCGAAGGGTCGAGACTCACCGTAACGGCCTTGTCTGTGCTGCCGGCGCTGCCAGTGAATACTAGTTTTATAGTGTCCTGATCCGTGATCAAACGTAAAGAGCTTCCCGCAAGCCCAAGGTTGCCTGGCTGGACTGTTGACTCTGTATCAGCACGGGTGCCAGAAAGGAGTACGCGTCCGGTGGGCATATAAATTTGAGCAGCGATCGCGCCCGAGAGTGGACCGCCGTCAACCGAGGCAGAAGGCCAGACACACAAAGCATAGACGCCGCCGCCTGCTTCCGTTGCTCCGGCAGTGCCGACTTTCCAACCAGCTTTTCCAGCAGCACTTGCGTCTGATGACTCATCGCCCAAAACCCTCATGAAGGTAAGGGGTCCATTATTCTTAAGCCACGCTTGGGCAGCGTATGCTGCGTAGGTGGGCGCGCTAAGGCTTCCATCACGCCAAACATCCGTGTTATCGTTGCCAGGAACAGGGTTGCCAAATGTCTGAACGAAATCAGCAAATGAGTCAACTATGACAGGCTTGTTCGCTGGTCCTTTTCTGGATCTTCCGATAACTAGAGGGCCAGCCTCTGTCAGAGTTGCGGGTATCTGGGAATTGTCGATTTCATCAACGAATACACCAGGGGAAATAAACTTAAACTTTCTTGTGGGATTGTCAGCCATCGAAAATTCTTCTCCTCTTTATAAACAGACTTTATCTATTGTCAGGCGCGGTCGGAACACTTTATATGCCAAACGCTATTAATAAATAGTAGCTCCCTAGCCGAAACTCCCATTATCATTAGCGCCGATATTTATCTTTTCTGCCGGCATTAAAATTGGGTTTATCACCTACTACTACTTTTTCGCGACCTATCGTAACTTGGGCGGCTGATTCTCTAGTGGTGACTGCTGGGGTTTCTTGGTTTTTGTCTGCGCCGATGATGTGCCCCAAAACCTTTATGGTAATGGTTGACTTAAACACTCGCTCTTCAGTATCGAGTCCGGCATTGTTTCCCTCGTTAGAGACAGATTGATCCACAAAGGCCTCATATCTGTTTCCATTATGTTCTATAGAGAAAACTGCGGGGGTAGAAAAGTTAGAAAGCAAAGGAGAGACCATCTCATTCATCTGCTGCTGGTAGTTAGAAATCATCTTAATCTCATACGTGATTTCTAGGAAAGTTGGGGTAGGAATATACAGACTCTCATACACAATCTTCTTGTTTTCAAAGGGGAAGGTGCTATACGTTGAGTTGGTCTTATCACCGAAGCGCTTAATAGAAGTAGCATTAGCAAAGTTACGTGTTTTATCTTGCTTAACTTGGCGCATTATAGAAATCGCGCCGCCTTTCTTATAAAATTCAAAATAAGGTGGGATATAGACTCCATAGCGCCCCTTGTTTGATGGATTTTTTAAGATGTCCCGGCGAACTAAGGAAATGAGTGGATAATCCAACATACGTCCATCTGGTCGAAGGTTTGGATCATTCTTTATCTGGTAGGCACGCTCCGGGAGAGCATAGATAATCGGAACTTTCCGGAAACCTTCGTTTGTTTCGCAGGATATGTTTAAGCCTTCATCTAAATATTTATATAGGGCATAATCAATGTCCTCTATCGTCGAAGGGTTTAGCGGATAGTCTGCCCTAAGGTCTACATTCACAGGAGTACGTTTTGGCATTAGCTAATTCTCCGGTTATGCCCGCCCATGGGCTTACCTGGCGTAAAGACTCCGGGTCGTATCTGCTTACAGACTGCTGTCACCTCCAGGGAAGTCTGATCAGCAAATTCATGATCCTGTCCGAAGAGATATCGAGGCTCAAATATATCCACTATCTCAAAGAACATCTGGTCATACTGTACAAAGTCTCCAAGACGAGCAAAAAGGTTCTGATCTTTTACTAATCGGCGTTTATGCATATGAACAGTAATATTATAAACATTATCAAATCCATATTCTTGCTGAGTGCGTGTAGAATCAGTGTACTCTATTAAAGAATATACTCTAACTGGTGGTAGAAAGCTTTTATTGAGAGCTTCGCCATAAAGCGGGTGAAAGTTTGTCATATCTCTATCGATAGGGAAATAGAGGATCTGTTGCCCAATAATCTTCTCAATGACTTCATCATTGATCTGTTTAACAAAGTCTCGTTCAGCTTTTCCGACAAAAAGCGGCGGGGGCGGCTGTGATGGTTGTGTCCAGCGGTTTTGGGCCATTTATTTATCCCACATAAATTCCGGTTGGTATTTTAGTAACGACATCATTGATGTTGTTCTGCATCTGGGCATCTTTCTCGCTCAGTGCTGCGTATACCATCTCGTCTAGGACAGTCTTTAACTCATCTCGTAAATTAGTTTGCTCTTCTTTCGCTTCCGAAACTAGTGCGCTGCCATTTAGAGTAATGTCATTTCCTGGAATGGGGATTGACGCGAGCTTAGACCTTACTTGCCCGAGAGTCTCTTTAGACAAAGAAAGGGCGAATCGGCGGATCCATTGTTTGCCAATGCTATTGACGTTTTTGTACGGAACATTAGGGAAGGGCAGGGTATTCATGTTATTGACGCCTTGCGCTCCATACTTGCGATCATCCTCTTCTGTAAATGCTTCAAGAGCAGGTTTAAACTCAACCCACATCTTGTCTGGATACTGTCCGTCTGGTTTCGGAAGGATTCTTAGCTGATTATTATTAATTCGGAAAGAATAATGAGAAGCTCGGACATGCATATCCTCCTCAAAGGCATATGCCTGCAAGACGTTCTGCCAAGCAGGGACAAGCTGAAAATTACTATCATCAGCATACATCCCATAAGTTGATAAGTTTCC